CGCCGCTGCCCAAAGGCGGCGTGGTGAAGGGGCAGAAGCGCCGGACAGCATGGCGGGTGCTGGTTCGTGGTTAGCCGCTTCGATCCTAGCGCGTTCATCGCAGCCGAGCGGGCCGGCGCACCGGCCGTAGAAACTGTAGGAGCGCCTTCTACGGTTGCGGACGCGTTCTCTCAGCCCTCGGAAAGGGCTGATTTCCGCCGCTTTCAGGCTGGCAGGGAGAGCAACTGTAGAACAATAGAAGGTATAGATGCCCTGGGGCCGGATCGTCCGTGGTCCGCTGGCCTTCGTGAGCTTGTACAGCTGCCCCGCCCGGTCAGGATGAAAGGATCTGCGTGGGATCGGCTGGTCTACATCTGCTGCCGTATCGATGCGCAGTTCGGCCAGCAGGCTCTGAAGTACGGCTGGACCACTGCCGATCTGTTTGGATGCCATCCCCGTCCATTTCACTGCGCGGGAGGGTGGCTCAACGGGGTGGCCGCGACAATCTTCGGGTTGTCCACGCCGGTGAGAATTACGGCGGTCGGATCCGACGCGATCACCCTCCAGCCTGCCGTCGAGCCCGTGCTGAACATTCCCACCCCACCACTTAGTCCACCTATGCAGTATCGCCGCCACGTCGGGGACCGACCAGACCAATCCCTGATCTGGCGCGCCTACGCCCCCAAGGGCAGCCCGTAACTATAGAAGGGAGCATTCTACAACGCTTCTACAGTTTCCCATTTCTGACCGAAACAGCTTACTTCCGACAGAGGATGTGAGAAGGGCAACCTATTGTTTTTTATATATAATTTCTTCATATTTTGCTGAAAAGGAGGCCAAAATGCCGAGTGTAGAGGAAGGGGGTTCTATTCCTTCTATAGTTCCTACAGCGGGAGAGGCGGTCGTGATGTGCCCGCTCGATGGGATCGACGAGGAGTTGCTGCGCTCGCTATCGGACGCCCAGCGGCTGACTATCCTCACGGTACTGGCCCGGGTCTCGGAGCGGTCCTATCGGCGGGGTGTCCAGCAAGGTGCGACCATTGCGAAGAACCGCCCGGGCGACCTGCCGGCAGATCTGCATGAATGGCGCTACGGCGTATCGCTCGACATCAGCCCGTGGGCCGACGCGCCGCGTGCGCAAACCTCCATCGGGCGGTTATTCACCGAAACGCGGGAACTCCGCCGCTTCGGCTTCACGGAGCGGAGGCAGGACAGCGACGTGTTCGCGTGGCATCCGACGGCTGAAAATGCTAAGATTTCAGTGGGGAAATGAAGGACTGTGGCCCCCGAAGTTGCCGGTGGCCGGGGGTAAAAGGGGTCGAAAATGACGGGGTCGAATACTGGGGACGCGGGCGCACTGCCGCAACTCTCGCCATGGGAGATGATCGCCTACGACGCGCTCTACAACGCGGCGGAGGGCGGTCTGCCCTGCCCTATCAACCTCGACATCGAAATGCTGTTCGGGTGCAGCTCGGGGAGCACGGTGCCCAAGTACATCCGCCGCCTCGAAGAAAAGGGGCTCATCGTCGTCAAACGCTACCAGCGATTCAGGGAGGTACAGATCGTGGCTACAGGGAAATGGACCAAGCGTTCGGAGGCCATGCACATCGAGCGGCCGCATGTGCCTCGGGGCGCAGGTTCACGGACCCCGGCTCCGACTGATCGGAAGCCGTACAAGACGAGGTTGCGCTGATGCCCAAGCCGAACGCGCCCCGTGCGAAACGTGGGCGCCCTACGATTTACAGCCCCGAGCTCGCCGAGGCGATCTGCGACCGGCTGGCCACAGGTGATAGCCTCGTAACGATATGCGCCGATCCGGCCATGCCGGGATTGCGCACGGTCATGCGATGGGCAGCTGAGAACCACGATTTCGGCACAGAGTATGTGCGCGCGCGGGAAGCACAAGCAGAGGTTATGGACGACAAAATCCTCGATGCTGCTGCTGAAGCGAACGGCGATCCGCAGGCCGCGCGGGTGAAGATCGAAGCCTATAAGTGGCGGGCCGCCAAGCTCGCGCCGAAACGGTACGGGGACAGCACCACGCTCAAGCACGCTGATGCCGACGGTGAGAAAATCCCCATGGACGAGGTAGCTAAATTCACGCGCCTGGCGGCCATTGTTGCCGAGGTCAGGAAGGGTGAGGATGTCAGTCCCGACGACGCCTGAGGAATGGGAGCGCATTTACGCGCTGGCCACCCCGGCGCAGCGGGCAGAGATTGACGCCCTGCTGGAGGCCGACTTGGCGCACCACATCTGGCGCCCGCAGATCGGCCGGCAGTCGGAAGCGGCGGACTGCCGGGCGTTCATCACCGGCTACGGCGGCGCGGCCGGCGGGGGAAAGTCGGACCTGATCGCAGGGCTTGCGCTGACGGAACATAAGCGCAGCGCAATCTTTCGCCGCGAGAAGACGCAAACCGAGGGTATCGTCCAGCGCCTCACCGAGATCCTCGGCCACAGCAACGGGTACAACAGCCAGAAATCCGCCTGGCGCGTCGGTGACCGGCTGATTGAGTTCGCCGGTCTCGACAATCCGACCGATCATCAGAAGTGGCAGGGGCGACCGCACGACTTCAAGGCCTATGACGAAGTGACGGAGCAGCGCGAAGCTCAGGTCCGGTTCACGATGGGTTGGACGCGCTCCAACGATCCCCAGCAGCGCTGCCGCGTGCTGATGACCTTCAATCCGCCCACGACGGCAGAGGGCCGCTGGGTCATCGACTTCTTTGGGCCGTGGCTGGACGACCGCCACCCGAACCCAGCGAAGCCCGGTGAACTGCGCTGGTTCACGACCATCGCCGGCAAGGATATGGAATGCGCGAATGACGAGCCCTTCGTGCTGTTCCGTGGCGAGCCGGTTTACGACTTCGACCCGGCAGAGTTCTCGCCCGAGAAGATCATCATCCCGCGTTCGCGAACCTTCATCCCAAGCCGGATCACGGACAACTACTTCTACGTTCGCTCCGGCTATATCCAGACCCTCCAGAGTCTGCCCGAGCCTCTGCGCTCGCAAATGCTGGAAGGGAACTTCGGCGCTGGCGTCGAGGACGATCCGTGGCAGGTCATCCCGACCGCATGGATCGATCTGGCGATGGAGCGCTGGCGCCCGCGAGACGCGAAAGGAACCATGGATAGCCTCGGCGTCGATCCGGCGGCAGGCGGTAGCGATAACATGGTCATCTACCCCCGCCATGGCACCTGGTTCGATCAGCCCATCCGCATTCCGGGCCGGGAAATCCCGCAGGAGAAAGCCGGACCCATCGCTGCGGGGCATGTGATCATGGCCCGCAAGGACCGGGCCGTGGTCCATGCCGACGTAATCGGCTGGGGTCTCTCGTGCGTCAACTTCCTCACGGCGAACGACGTGCAGACGGTGCCGGTAAACTTCGCCACACGGTCGATCGAGCGGACGAGCGACGGAAAGCTCAAGTTCGCGAACACGCGCGCCGAGGTGATCTGGCGCATGCGGGAAGCGCTCGACCCGCAGAGCGCCAATCCGGTTGCGCTGCCCAAGGACCCTCGCCTCCGCCGCGACCTAGCCAGCTACAAGTGGGAACTGCGACCGGCGGGTATCTTCATCATGCCCAAGGACCAGCAGAAAAAGGCGCTCGGCCACTCGCCAGACGATGGCGACGCCTGTTGCCTGGCCAACATCGCGACGATGAAGGTGCAGGAGTACGAGGAGCTTGCTTCGCAGGCCAGATCGGGAGACCGCTACAGTGAACTCGATACCTGATCCGTTCGAGATGTATGCCAGGGCCCTGATCAAGGCCGGGCATGACCGGCATTGGATCAGGCGTAACGAGCCGGCACTGCGGAGACGCTTCGCCGAGAACGATGCCGTATTCCTTCCTGCGGAGCTGCCTGAGGCGGGCGCGCGGGACCGGTACGAGGAGATTTAGGGTGGTGGACGAAGTCTCGCTCGCGCGGTTCCGCAAGGCTGACTATGCTCACGAGACGCGGCCGGTAGACGCCCTGCGCGCCGCTATCGCCATGATCGAGGCTGGCGAGCTTGATCCAGATCACGTCATGATCGTGATGGGCACGAACATTGAGGGCTTCTCTGGTCGGGTGCGAAGGGTGGAAGGCGGGTCATACCCGTATTTCGGCCGCGTCGGCTTGGCGGCGGAACTGCTGTGGCAGGTACAGAACCCGGACAATTAGCGCGATT